TCTATAAAGCTTCAGAAACCTCTGATCATTATTGTTTTTAGAAGACATTATAGATCCCATGAGACTTCCTTTACATCTCAGATTCAGCTCCTGGTCTTTTGATAACTCTCTTCCACATGTTCTCTGAATCAATCTTCTACAATCTTGGGCATTGTCTATCACAGAGCATAAGAAACCAATTACCTCTTTAATCAGTCCTCTAGAACTGTTCTCTACAAATTCAGGTATTGAATCATTTCCTAATATTAACCTTTCTCCTTTCATTGAACTTGTTTCATAGAATGCTTCAGCTGCTCTATGATAACTGCTCAGTTCAACTCCAATGAAGATACTAAAACCAACAGTTCTTCCTTCAATCCTGTTGATTAGAATGTTGATCTTGTCTTCCTGGTCTGATTTTCTCAAATGAGCTATTGTCTTCTGATTCTCAATTAGCTCAAGACATTTGTCCACATCCTTCTTTCCTAGTAAGCAGAGCCTCTGAAAGTCATCTTCAATTTCCAGCTCATCAAGACTCTTTATTCCAAGTGTGTTCATCAAATTTGAGTTTGATTGCCAAACCAAAGTGTTCAAAACACTGTTCTTGATACTTGACTTTCTTCCATCGAATAAATCAATCTTTCTCAGTGTCCTACTATAACTTTGATCTTCATCAAAACAAACTGTGTCCAATAGTTTTCCAAGTCTCATAACATCATGTCTTCTATTCAGTGCCTCCATTCTAACACACTCTAAGATCTCCTTTGAGTTCTCAGAGAAAAACTCAGACATTGCTGTCAATAGATCATCAACTGAGCATGTGGTCTTCCTCTCCTTTGATTCTTTCTTATTCCTTGGTTTTCCTTTAGGAAGGTACTGCAGGAATCCTGTTTGAATATTTCTAATAACAATACAGTTTTTAGAACACATCTTGTGGAAAATGTGCAACACTTTGAGATTATTTTCATTTCTTAAAGATCCTGATCTAACCATTGAGTTTATTGATTGACCCATCCTTAGTAAATCTAGTCTCATATCACCAACTTTGTTTTGTGTCATCAGTAGTTCACAAATTCTCTTTGACTCTTCGTCTACAGGCATATCAGGTTCCATCTCAGACAAATCCTTCAGTCTTTCATCTGTTTTGTTATCTAATTTTGTGTTAAATAAACTGCTACCACTGAAATCATTTCTCTTTCTCTCCAAGAAAAAACTTGATAAAACCCCTTTCTCAACTCTATTCAGGTGTCCTGTCTTTTGAAACTTTCTCAAACAAAGGAAAATTCTATTCTCATTACAAAAGTCCTCTTTTCTCATAACTGACCAATTCATAATTTCAAAAGGAGGAATACCTCCCATCTCTGGTGTTCCACTCATACAACTCAATAAACTGTTCTTCTGCTTTTTGTTTAGAGTCCCTAATGTAGAGCACATCCTTCCAACAAGAACCTGCAGCAGATCGAAACAATCACCAGAATTGTTCAATAGTTGTCTGCTCAGATTATATGAACTTTCAATAAATTTTTGATGTTAGAGTCTTTTCCAACCATCAGAATTCCACTTGTATATTTTTCTTTAGATGGTTTCTCTTCTCCATCACAAATGTAAACAGAGTGGTATTCCGCAATTGATCTTGAGACAGATGATTTTGAAGAGTCATTTACATTCAATGAACTACTTATCACTTGTTTAAGATCACAGATTCTTTTCAATAAAACATTTCTCTTTTCTAAATCTGGTTCTATTAAACATAACATCTCACAACTATCATCTGATCCTGCAATCATTTTAAAGATGTCAACTTCTTCAAATACCCTCTTTAATATTGACTGATAACTGCTTTCTAAAGCAGCTTGGATTCCAGTTGACGTACTCTGTAATAAACCTTGACCCATATGGATTGG